GCTTTCTGAGTTCCAAGTTTCCCCCCAGAGGCAGGCTCGCTGCTTGGACCGGGGGTATTCTCGCTCGAGTTCTCGGCACGCGCTGTCGAGGTTGTCGGGGGCTTCTGTGGGGCGGAATCTGCCTGCTTGGAAGAGCAAACTAACTCTTTCTGCTTTCGATCCTCTTTCAGGCCAACTAAGGTCTGCGAGATCACCGAAATGTTGCTCTGCGTTTCGGCAGAGCTCATTAGTACTCGTTCTAGCAGTTTCTCTAAATTTGACACGCGATCTTCCACAGTCAATGAGGGGCATGCCTGTTGTGGTGAGGATTTCTCCGTCACTCCAGACGATTCCGGACATGTCACGCACGGCGACGAGCACTTGCTCGCCGCCTGCTGGCAGTTTAAAGGAATATCATTTCCTGTGGATTCTTCACGGGCGTCCCAATCAAGATCGCCTTCCACCATATCAGCCCACGTCATCTCACCTCTCTCCTTCTTGTACTTAGAGAAAGCCAGAGGATCATAACTCGAGTGGGAGAATTCATCTCCAGCAACTCTGTATTTCCCTCGGCCTGCAATGTACACGTCCGTCGGAGTTACCTCTCGAGATATCCATTCCTCAGCGTCGATCTCGCGCGCTCCCTGCTCTCCGTTCTCACTGGATTCACAGTTTGCATGGAAAATGGAGAGGTTCGTCGCCAAATTCTTGACGCCTATATCCTCCCATCTTCGGTGAATGGCAACAATGTCTGACCCTGCGTACAGGGGTGTCCCGCTCCACCCTGGACGGGTTGAGCATGAATGGGCCACGGACATATTGCCATCTGGAGTCGCAAAACCTTGCGAGGATTGTAGGAGCCCGGAAGCCTCCCCACCATAGGCGAGGACTGGTACTTTAACAGTAGGCTTCCGCACGCGGGCGGCGGTCACGCCAAGGCGAGACCACACAGCCGCGGGGACCTGTACCGATATCACATCAGCCTCCTTGTTCAGGGAGCCGTATTCAATCTTCCAGGTCGG